ATTGTTAATCGTTCTATAGAGGAGTTTGAATATCATGCAGATATGGCCCGCTTCATGGGTTACGGTAAACAGTTTCAGGACTTTAAAATCAACGTCCACATCTCGGGTAAACAAGGTCCAGCCGGTATCCGAAGTGCGTACAACAGACTCTCGCCAGAAGCCCGTAACTGTATTACCATCGAAAACGAAGAAAACGCCTGGGGGTTAGATGATTGTCTCAGTCTTAGCGATTTGCTACCTATTGTTCTTGACGTTCACCATCATTGGGTTCGAGAGGGGGAGTACTTGGATCCTAGCGATGCCCGAGTTGCACGGGTCGTTGACAGTTGGCGCAACAATCGTCCTACTATGCATTACTCCGTATCAAGAGAAGATGTATTGGTCGGACATTGTCCAAACACTCTTCCGAACTATCGGACTTTACTAGAGACAGGGCAGAAAAAAGCAAAGCTCAGAGCACACTCTGACTTTTATTGGAATAAGGAAGTTAATAATTGGGCAATAAGTTTCACAGATCAGTTCGACATAATGTGCGAAAGCAAGGGCAAGAATTTAGCAAGTACGGCACTGTACAAACAAATGAAGGGAATCGCATGATGACAAGAGAAAAACTAATCCATCACCTTGAATCGCTGCGTGAAAAACACGACGATCTGGACAAAGAAATTAAAGAACTATACGAACATCACACAGATGATTTTAAAGTAGAAGCTCTTAAAAAGAAGAAGCTTAAAATCAAAGATGAGATGGAGCAAACTAGCGCAAAGCTAAAGAAGTTTGATTAATAAAAAAGGGCCCTTAGGGGCCCTTTCAGTTTGATACGTTATACGAATTTCAAACTGGGGGTAATTAAGCTGCTGGCGCTTTAGGTGCCTTCGGCTTGCGAGGTTTATTTCCACCTTGCTTCTTAGGTGCTCCTTGTTTCTTAGGTGCTCCTTGCTTCTTAGGACTACTTGGCTTTTTAGAACCGGATGCCGTAATTGCGGCCGGTTTTGAAGCTTCTGTAGTCACCTCCTTTCTCGGCTCTACTGCAACTGGTGCAGACTCTCGAGCAGGCGCTTCTACCTTGTATGGTGCAGGGGTTTCCACAGGCGCTGCTTGTGCAGGCGCTGTCGGTTCCTGAATACCAAATAATTTTTTAATAAATCCGAACATTTAATGTTCCTCCTTGTTGGTTATTTATAATTTGCCAATAGGCTTCAAGCTACTTACTGGCATGTCCCATATTTTACGTGCTTCGACACCCTTGCTTTGAGCAAACTTTTTAGCATCGCAATTACCACAAACATGGTAGTACTGGTTGTTTAAACGTTTAGGGTCCATGCTTCCTTTTTCACGCTTAAAAATGCCTCTACAGTTGTCGCACTGAAATATCAATACTGTTTTTTTCCTAGTATAGGCATGAATTTTTCCAGTTTTGCTTTTTCTGTAATGACAATATTGAGCTTGTTCTTGTCCCATGTACATGTGTGTATTTACATTAAGATTATAAAAGCTGTAGCTAAATATTGAGTAAAATAAAATTTTTCCAGTTTTGGAGTTAAAAACACATGTCAAAGCAAATAATCGATATTGGTATTCAAGGTAACGACGGTACAGGCGATAGTATTCGCGAATCATTTAGAAAAGTAAATGAAAACTTTAATGAGTTGTACGCTGTCTTTGGTATCGACGGTACTATTAAATTAGAAGACCTTAACGACGGTACAGCATATGAAGCTAACCAGCTTATTATGGGTAACACTACAGGTTCTGCACTATCTGCAAGAACGTTAGTGGGCGGTTCTGGAATCATTGTTGATAGTTCAAATAATAACCAAGTTGTTATTAACTCCACTGCTGCTGGCCTGATCGGAGATGGTTCACCAACATTATCATCACCAATGAATGCTAACGGTCTACCAATTGGCCGTGTTCCGGATCCTAGTGAGGATTTAGTAACTGCATTTAACCTAACATATGCTAACAATAACATCACAACTTCTCTTGATCAGCTAGCAATTAACAAAGGTTATGCTGATAGAACTTACATTAAAATTGGTACAAACGGATACGTCGAAAGTGCCCTACAAGTTAGAGCAGAACCACTTTCTCCGGACTTATCAGATCCAGATTATGACTCTACTCTAACTGGAAATTACCTATCTACAGAAGCTGTACAAAGAAAGTTCTTAGTAAGTCGCAAAGGCGACTCTATGACTGGGCCGTTGATTTTACACGATCACCCAAGTCCATTAGAAGGTTTCGGTACACCATCTGGTGAATCAGATTTACAAGCTGCAACTAAGTTTTACGTAGATAACAACACATTTACTAGTGCTGTTAACTTGTACGTTTCGACAAATACTGGTGATGATTTACAACAAAAAACTCCAGTAGGTAAAGAAGGTCGATTCTGGCAATATGCTTATAAATCAATCGGTGCTGCTGCACTAGCTGCTGAAAACTTGCAAGCTGTTGCAAGTAGCGAACCTGGTCCATATCGCCAGCGTATTGGTTACACTATCGGGCCTGATAAGACATTTAGTACAATTCAAGATATCACATTAACTGGCGGAAATAGTGCAGATACTGGATACACTGATGCATACGACTTGCTACAAGCAAACAAGGCATTTATTCAAGCAGAAACTATTGCCTACATTAACAACAAATACGTTAATACGTTTACATATGACAAGCTAAAGTGTCAACGAGATGTTCAGTTAATGCTAAGTGCTGTTGGTTATGACTTAGTTCTAGGTACCAACTTTAACTCAACAAGAGCTGCAACATCATATTTTGATAATGCTGCTTCTAAGGTATTAACAGGACAACTGGTACAAACTATCGATGCTATTAAGTTTGTAAAAGAAACTGTGTTAGGTTTCTCTTACGACAACGGAGCCCTATCAACTTACATCGGAAATGTTGTGGATGCACTATGTTACGACATAGTTTTCCAGTCAAACTATCAAAGCATTCAAGCAGCGTTAAACTTCCCGTATGCTGGAACAAACTTAACTGTTGAACAGATTGTAGAAGTTTTAGTTAACTTAAAGAATAACCTGTTAGGTATTACTGCAACTACTTCTATTACAAGTGGTATTAAAGTTACATCTGCTTCAGGTATGGCAGGTGAAAATACTATCATCGTAGGCAGCAACACTGGACTAGTTGTAGGAATGACCGTTGCTGGGGCAGGCATTGCACCAAGTGCATACATTACCGCAATCGACGGCACTACTGTTTATTTGAGTGCTGTTAACGTAGGATCACCGTCCGGTGATTGCATCTTTGGTTCTTCTGTTATTGTTGTTGGAAGCTCTAGCGGAATTAGCATAGGCCAAACTGTTACAGGAACAGGCATTGCTGTAGGATCAACTGTTACTAACATTAGCGACAATTATGTATTCTTAAGCCAAGTACTTTCTGGTACACCATCAGGCACTGGAACTTTTAGTAACCCAACAGACATTGCATCTCTTGATCTTGCTAGCACATCAGTTATCAACAACATTGCAAATATTATTGCTATCATCCAAGGAGGTGATATTCCAGCAGTATCTATGCCAGCAACTTCAACATTAGATGAAGGGTATGTAAGTGCTAGAGATTTGCTATTAAAGAATATCTCATTCTTACAAGCAGAAGCTGTTGCATTCTTAGGTGCAGAATATCCTAACTTACCATACGATAAAAATGTATGTAAGAGAGACGTTAAGTATATTGCATGGAGCCTTGTATATGATTTAATGTATGAAGGTAACAGTCAAAGCGTATATGCTGGCCAAATGTACTGGGACGGATTAGTCAGAAGAATTGCTACTGCCGAAGTTCAACCTATCACAGATGTATTAGCTTATCTAAATAGCCTAATGCAATTGATCATTGTTAACGATTTACCATCAACAACATACCAACAAAGTATTAGACAATACACTAACGAAACATACATTGGCGGTGCAATTGCATCAAGTTCGATTGCAACTAACGTCGATGTAATCTCTGATATCATTAACGACCAAGGTTTAACTCCTGTAATTGTTAATCCAGATGTAACAAATAGTGCGACTGTTTTACAAAACGTTAGAACTAACACCTTGTTAGATATTAACGATTATAAAACCAATGCAAACACATATGTTATTAACAACTTCCCAGTTATTAACGACGTAGGTACATTAACTACTATTGAAGAGTTATTTGATATTATTATCAACATGCTCACAC